ATTTTGAATCAGTTGATGGTTCAGCAAGTATATCAACAGTAACAGAAAGTGGTTCATCAGAAACACAAAATGACAGTGCTGGTACGCTGGTTGACGCAACAGAAATTGAACTGGAATTTTACTATGATGGCACTGCTGGAAATGTAGAATTTTACATTGATGGTTCACTGGTAAATACACATACTACAAATATACCATCAACAGAAATGAGAGTAACAATTCATTTCTTAACTGGTGAAACTACAGCCAATACTTGCACTGTTGACTGGGTTCGTGCCATTCAGATGGGTAGGTAATTATGACAGAAGCAAAATTTGGAAGTAACAGAACCAGGTCAGTTGAAGTGCTATATGGTTCAAACAGAACAAAAGCAGTTAAACCTAAAGCCAAAGTTAAAAAACCAACAACTTCAAAAACTACTAAGAAGAAAGTAATAAAGAAGGGGGATAAATAATGGCTGGAAGTATAACAACTACAACTACAAGAAATGGTGCAATCCATAAATATTCTATGGCTTGTACTTCTGATGCTTCAGGTGATGTTGATGTTGATGCTATTAATTTAGTACAGGGTGAAATTATTGAAGTACAATATTCACCAGGTGGCACAACACCATCTGATAATTACGATATTGTTATGAATGACAGTAATTCAGTTGACATTTTATCAGGTACAGGTGCAAACCTAAGTAACAGTACACACACTTATGGAGTTCCAGCAGTAAGCACTTATTTTAAAGTGTTTATTGAAGCTGGTGCTTATGATTTGGTTGTGTCTAATTTAGGTAATGCAAAAACCTGTACTGTGGAATTGTTTATCCAGGAAATGTAAATGGCTTGGAGTGAACTGTTAGCAACATTAAGAGAGAACAGGGAATTATCACAAGAAGAAAAAGTGGTTGCGTGTCCCAATTGTGGACACGCACCATTAGATGAAAGAGATGGAATATTAAATTGTCCCATTGGGGATTACAGGAGTGACCAGGTATGAGAACTGATGGCAATAGTTATGGCAATTTAGCCACACTAAAAACAATGATGGATATAAGTGGTACTGGTAATGATACTGAATTATTACAGTCACTTGAAATGGCATCAAGATCAATTGATGCTTTTTGCAGAAGGGCTTTTTATATTACATCTGAAACCAGGCAATTCAGGGGAAAGGGTAGCAGATTATTATTAAATACTGATTTATTATCCATAACTACTTTAACAACACTTAAAAGTGACAGGTCAACAGATAAAACATGGGCAACAACAGATTATGAGTTATTTCCACTGGGTGACACTGTATATCCAAAAGAATGGATTGAATTAAGTGATGATACAACTGCTGGGTCTTTTGCAAGTGGCATAAGGCGTGGCGTACAGATAGCTGGAATGTTTGGATATGGCAATGGCACTTCCAGTACACCATATTTATCAGCAACAACAACAAATGATGGCAGTTTTGGTGCAAGTGATACAGATTTTACTGCTACTGCTGGTGCTAACTTAAATATTGGAGAAACAATATTAATTGACAGTGAACAATTATATATCACAGGTATATCAAGTAACACTGTAACAGTGCAAAGGGCTATGAATGGTACAACAGGTGCATCACATAGTACAAGTGCAACTGTATATGTCTACAAATACCCACAGGCAGTTGAAAATGCCTGTTATATGCAGAGTGCCAGGACAAGCAAAAGATTCTTAACTGCTTATGCAACATCAATTGGCACACCTGAATTTAATCCATTTGACGTGCAGAATAATCTTGATGAAGATGTGCAAAGATTATTATTACCATTAAGAAGGCACAGGATTTAATTATGTCAGCACAATTAGGGGTAACAATACAGGGTTTAAAAGAATTAAATAAAAAACTTAGTAATGCTAAAAAGTTGCGTAATCCAGCTGAAAAATACCTGGAAAGGGCATCAGTAACATTAAAAAACTTTGTCAGGATATATTCCCCAGTACGTTCAGGTGCAATGCGTGGGTCATGGGAATCAAAAATAAAAGCTACAAAATATGATGCAGTTGCAAGAGTATTCAATGTTGCAACAAATAAGGGTGTGCATTATGCAGTGCCTTTAGAAGAAGGTATTTCAGCCAGTGGGAATCCTTTAATACCAAGCAGTTCAGACCCAAGAATTAGAATACCATTTTTAGCACCAGCGTATGAAAAAATGCGTGAAAAATTAGGAGAATTAAACAGAAAACTGGGTGCTGATATAAAGAAGGAGTTTAAGAAAAGATGAGTTTAAAAGGGATTAGAGATGCAGTGCAAACAAGCATTGATAATATATCAGGGTTAAGAGTATATGACACAGTCCCTGATACCATAAGAGAATTACCAGCTTGTTGGGTACTGCCAATTGGTGGGACTTACAATGACACTTTTAATAGTGGTATGACACATGAATTTGAAACAACTGTACTGATTGCAAGGGGTGGTAATCTTGATGAAGTCCAGGACACACTTGATGATTTATTAGAACCAACAGGAAGTGGGTCAATCCCAGCATACATACATTCAACAAGTTTAAGCACACATGGTTCAGATATTTTAGTTACAGGTTACAGGGATTATGGTGGGCTGGAATTTAATGGCACACCTTTTATTGGGGTAAAAATAGATTTTCAGGTTATGGTTGATTAAGGGAGTATTATGACAGAAGCAAGAAAAAACAAACATTATGAAGTATTACAGGGAAGGTTAAAGTTTGATTTTGCCAAAACTGTTGTCACAGTTGGTGATATTGTAGAACTTGGACAGGAAGATATTGATAATGGATATGATATAGATTCACTTGTGGCTACTGGCTTTTTAAAAGAAGTGAGAAAACCACGAAAGAAAAAAGAAAAACCAAAAGATAATTCTGAAGAAGAAACAGAAATTAAGGAAGGTGAATAATGGCTAGGATAAGTGGTAAATCTACAGACATATATATTGACAGATTTCAATTTGAAACATTTACAAATTCATTTACTTTTACTGTAGGAAATAATTTACCTGAAGTTACTGCATTTGGTGATGATGCAACAACATTTGTGCAAGGGCTTCCAAATGCTGACTTTAGTTTAAACAGTTTTTTTAGTCCCACAGATGATGAATCAGATGAGATTGTAGAAAATGCTTTAAGTGGCACAAGTGAAGTTATGATTGCACCAAGTGGAATTGCAGTTGGCAATAATTCTTATGAAGTTAAAGCAAATTTGACAAGCAGAAGCCTGGACAATCCAGTTGATGGTGCAACTGCACTGAATACAACTGCTACTGCTACTGAAAGTATAAGAAGAAGTGCAATTTTATATACACCAAGTTCAACTGCATTAACAAACACAGGAGTAAGGGCAGATTCAAGAGTTGATACAGGTTCAGCATCTTCAATAGGAACATTAAGTGCTGGAAGCACTAAAACTGCAACGTTAAGGGTGACTTCAGTTAGTGGCAGTGGTACTGCAACAATTAAAATCCAGGATTCAGCACACGTTGACTGGGCAGAAGGAACAGGATATTCAGATTTTGTTGCATTTTCACAATTCAGTGGAGTGGGAACAGAGTCAGTATCAACTACTGATGCGTGTGACAGGTATTTGCAGATCACAGTAAGCCAATATAGTAGTTTCACAAATTTTACTTGCATGGTTTCTATGGGTGTAGAAGTAGGAACATATTAAATAGTTTATTAAAAATTTTATTAACAAAAAAAAATAGGAGAACAAAATGGCAAGACAATCAGGAAAGTCAGCAGATTTTTCTTTTAATAGCGTGGCTATTGAAGATGAATTATCATCTATAACGCAGACAACAGACGTCAACATTGTGGACGTCACTGCATTTGGTGATTCTGCTAGTACTTTTGTTGAAGGACTTCCAACTTCAAATTATTCTGTAAGTGGGTTTTTTGACCCTAATGCTTCACAAGGTGATGCAACTATATTTACCAGGATAGGAAGTGGAAGTGCAACTGCAAGTTTTGAAACAACAGGTGCTTCTGCTGGAACTAACGCACCAGTATACAGTGG